TTCTGTTCCTCGAAACACGTTTACGATCATCGTGCGCAAGGGTGTTACTCCTTTGGCAGGACAAGCGCCGGTTGTATTGCTTGCAAAGCTTACAATCGACGTTCCTGCTGGAGCTGCCACTGCGGACGCTGCTAATATTCGTGCAGCCGTGTCGTGTCTTGTCGGGGCCCTTAATCAGGTCTCGTCAGGACTCGGCGATACTCTCATCAATGGTGTTCTTTAATTTATTAAGGAGCACTTTGATGCTGGTATCTTACTGGCGACTCTTTCTCCACTTGGCAAGAGCACTATGTAAGCTCTGTAACTTAACCAAACGGGTATAACCCCCGAAACGAGATCATTCTATGAATGTCAAGAAACGAGTGTTTGAACCGCGTGATTTTGTTACATCTTACATGGCGTACTTTTGCGGCCGTGTGGTGGTTGGTCCTTTTGCAGGGACCGAGCTTCGAGTTTTTGGGGTTCGCAAATTGAAGGCTTTTTCAGAAGCCTATTTTGTGTTCCTCGGAGACTCTCCGCTTTATGACCATCAGATTGTCATTGATTCCGAGAGTATGGATGTCGCCTTCTCCGATGATATCACTAACAGTGACCTCATCGGGCTGATTGCATACATACTACGGATCAAAGGGGCAACCCGGGAGATGTTGGGTTTAACATTTATCGATATAAAGTCGAATGATGTTAGATCCTGAGTTAGTCGAACAGACTGTGGAGTACTTCTATGGGCCTTAGTCCAGATGTTCTTTACAATGCTATCTCATCAGACGTTTGCCATTTTTCGCCATGTCCTCAAATGGGGGCCGCGAATTTGGAACCAGATGCTTCGTACAGTAAGGTTGCTTCAACAGCGCTACTTAGTTCCCTCTTGAAGAAGTGGGTGTTTAGTAACACTGAAAAGGCTGACCTTGCTGCTAAAACGAAGTTCCTTGCACACAATAAAATGTGCAAAGACTGGAGTCTTGTTTTGGATGAAGTTTGGGATCAAGAACTTTATGGAAACTTCCTTAAAGAAGTGGATCTCTTTCTTCATCCTGACAGCAGGATGCTCTTTGACAGCTACTGGTATATACTAGAAGCTGGTCGGACTGGTCCTGGGTCTTCTCTTGGAGCTAACGGGCAATGCATGTATGCAAAACTCTTTAGTTCTAAGTTGACCGCAACCTCTGAAGAACTATACAAGTTGTATAGTACATATGTCAAAATGTATCCTGAATGGAGTAATGCGGAAATTATCCGCTACCTCCACCACGGTACTGCTACATATGTCGATAGTAGTCGTAGTAGCTTCGTTCCGAAAAGTGAAGACATTAGTCGTATGATTTGTACCGAGCCCTCTCTGAATATGTTTTTTCAGTTAGGTCTTGGTAATCTGATCGAGGATCGATTAAGTAAGTTCTTTAATCTGAACTTATCACTCCAACCCGCGATCAATCAACAACTAGCACAGGAGGGCAGTATCGATGGTCGTTATTGTACTATCGATTTATCTTCTGCTTCTGATTCAATATCCATGGCGTGTTGTGAGGTCATTTTCCCGAAGTGGTTTTTCGAAACCATTAAGGAATTGCGATCTCCTAATACGATTCTGGATGGCGAATCTGTGCGTCTGGATATGGTGTCAACAATGGGTAACGGTTTTACGTTTCCCTTGCAGACATTTCTATTCAGCTGTCTTATTAGAGCTGCTTATCGTCATTGCGATATTCGCATTGATGATAAGGGTCTTAAAAACTGGGGGTGCTTTGGTGATGACCTTATCGTTGATAGGCTTGCCTATCGTTCGGTGGTTCGTCTCCTGGGCATCTTGGGTTTTCAATTGAACAGCTCTAAGTCCTTTAACGAGGGACACTTCCGAGAGTCATGCGGTGCAGACTGGTTTAATGGCCAGCCTGTAAGGGGAGTTTACATTCGTAAGCTAACTACTCCGCAAGACATCTTCGTCGCCATAAACCTTCTAAATGATTGGAGCTCTGTGACCGGCATTTCATTGTCGGTTGGAATTTCATATCTCATGACTGGTCTATCCGATAAGGAGAAATCCTTTTTGGTGCCTTTTGATGAGAATAGAGATTCCGGTATCAGAGTTCCTTCATCTCTCTTACCTAAAGTAACTTACAACAGTAACCTATCTTACTCATACCGAGTATTTAGGCCTGTTGCTAAGCAGATCAGGATAGGAGACGGTACAATTAAAGTACCGAGGGGACATAAGAGGCTTCTTTATAACCCATCAGGGTTATTAATAGCTTTCTTAAGAGGCGAGGTGAAAACCGGTACGATCACGGTTCGGCAAAGCCGTGTGATGTATCGGTCGAAGCGCAGATGTACCCCTAATTGGGACTACATTCCTGCGAGCTCCTTGCTTTATGGGTGCAAGGTAGCATGGAAGCGGTGGGAATCCGCTCTTCAGAGCAACATTGGTG